CATCTTCACAAGTCCGTATTCAGCGCTTGAAGCGAATGGCAAGAATCTATCAATCTTGGACTTCTCTGTCTTTGCCTTCCTCACAACGAACCCTGAAAGATTCTTAACGTGATCTTGAAAGGCGTGCTTGCCGTGACCTCCGGGGTCTTGTGGAACTACTTGGTGAGTTGATGTGCCATCCATGACAGCAGCACGCTTCATGGCCTTCTTAACTTCGCCAATAGAGCCTCTAAATCTAACCACATCCAAAATGTAGTAATATCCGTCGTCACCAAGGCCAACTTTAACGCCCACTGTCCAGTCAGGATTCTTTTGATTCCCCTTGCCAACAGGTGTGCTCGCCAAGTCCCATCCTCGAACAACCCTTTTCATCTTTGGGAGAGAAGCCCGATCAACAGTGTCAATCCAAGTCTTCTTGAAATATACACCCGATGAAGCGTCGTAGTTCCAGTTACCACCAAGAAGCTCTGCACGCTCTTTAGCAGGGAGTGACATGAGCCTCTTCTTGTATTCCTTACCAAGGGACGGGTTATCATCCAAAGAGCTTCTAATAAACGTGAGGGACGTGATTGACATATCATCCTTGTCGTGCACATCCATGTAATCACGATAATACTGCTCAGCTTCTGCCCTGCTGTTGAACCATTTCAATCCGTCAGACTCGTCATCATCATCACGAATAAAGTAACGAAGCTTTGATGACCTCTCTGGGATTGCAAAACCATCCTCATCAATCCACCATTTCACAAGGTCTTTTACAAATCCTGATGATTGGGGGTTTGTTGAACACTTTGTCTTTCCCTGAATCCCTGTTGTAGAACGTATACGGCTCTGAGGATACCAAAAGTGTTCTTCGTTAAAGGTTGTAAGCTCATCATGGTAAATACGGTCTACCTCGACACCACGAAGGGCTTGTATATCGTCCTCATGGTCAAGACCCATGAAATGTACTGTAGCGCCGCTCGGGAACACCCATTTCTTAGAGGACGTGTAGTATTCACCTCCTACATACGGATAAATCTTCTTGGAAGCATCTGCAAGGCCACCGGGACGGTTGATCTCTACGGCCTGACGACGGAACATGATAGCTCTAAAGTCGGGGTTCTTGATGTGTCGTAGGGGGTCTACAAGTAGCGCGAAGCTGTTGTGTGTAACGATGAAGTTCTCAATAACGAACAGTGATTCCTTCCCAGAGATGGTAAAGCACTTGCTAAGTCCTTCGCCCTTCTCTCGAATCTCTACAATAGAGTTTCTTGATTTCTTCTGGAAACTGTTAGGAACCTTCTTTCGACTAAGCCTGAAAATCTTCTCAAGATTAGGGTGCCGGATGTAGAGTCTATAAGCTGTCCTTCCTTTTTTCTTCTCTCCTTTATAAGTGTAACTTGTTTCCTTTGAGTTTAGTGTTGCTGTCCCTCCAACGCTACGCACTAGATATTGGACATCCTCAGAAAGAGTCTTGCTAACTGATACAAACTCTGCGGTGTCCTTGTTAGTTTCCCTGTACCCGTCTGAGTCCATTAGTCCTTGTAAGATTGAAATCCTGACATTGTATCCAGAGTCTTTATATACCTGTGGGACAAACTTTGTGTGAGACCTAGTGTTGTAAAGACCTAACTCTCCGACATCAACTCTCAGGCCTCCTACAATGGCATGCTCATACTTTGAGCTTTGTGTCTTTTTGACATCGTATCCATCCTCTCTCACGAACCCCACCACTTCTTCATCACTGGTGGAAAACCTCAACGAATGGCATGTAGCAAAATGTCCATCTCCTAGAAGGAACCCAAGTGTGTATGGCTTTATAGGGAGTAGGCTCTCGTCAAACTCAATATCTTCATCTTCACTGGGGGAGTACAAAGGGATCGTTGGATTTCTCCCTGTCCTCTCCATCCATTCCTTTATGGTTGATGTGTCTCTAACAGCTTTATGCCCTGAGAAATTTACATCCCATAGGTGCTCACCACATACTGTAATCTTTGCACCATCTCTGAATACAACCTCATACAGCGTCTTGAGAGGCTGCACATGCTCTTGTAGAATCGTCTGGGCATGTCCCTCTCTGTCAATTACTTCGTCTCCTACGGTAAGCTCTCGAACGGTAGACCATCCTTGAGGTGTTAGTACCTTGGTATCAATTTGCACGGCTTTACCGCCGCCAGCTGACAATGTGTTCAGGAAGGGTCGCTAAGCCCTTTCCGGTTCTCTAAGACTTTAAAACAATCAGGTTTATTGGGGTTATTAATCCATCTATCTACTGTTGATCTATTCACGCTTAGTAGTTCAGCAGCTTTAGATATTGATGGGTACTCAATATCCTTTATAATAACTTTATGTGCATTACCAGAAATCTTACCCCACATAGGGTTATTGCTTCCTTCACGATTAGCACATGCCCATCCATAACCTATATCCATATTGTAGCCTTTAGCTACCGCATCATATTTAGTTATGTATTCTTGTTCTATAGAGTATGCTTGCTTTTTATCATTGGATTCAAATGAATGAATAGTCTCTTTTTCAAAAGATTCTTCTCCATATTTAGCCAATGCTTGATGCAAGTTTGATGAGGGATTAAATTTAGATTTTCGTAGGTGACCATTAAATCTATGTTGTAATCCCTTTGATGTAATACCTATATAGAACTTACCATTATGTTTATTTGTTAGTTTGTATATACTATAAAACATTTAATTACGCCTCAGTATTTGAACATAGTATAGCATATCTAACCTGTCTTTTTGAACTCCTGCATGTTTCCATACAGATCGGACTATATCTTCACCCTGTAAAGGGGCACCATGTTTCCACCGCCAATCGCTTGCGATGTACTCTACTTGGTGGCGCTCTATGAACGCCCCTTTCGATAGTCTCTGAAATGAACGTCCGTTATGCACGCCCATCTGCTGATTGTCCGTTTCATTATCATTCGATAAGATTTTGGATTTTCCAGCAATTAATGGTGTTTATTTTGATCTCTTTCGAGAAAAGGTAGCTCAGCCTTTGCTAACCACCGAATATTGTAATGTCTGCTGGTGTTGAAAGAAACTCTGTCTGTGGGCCTCCATGAGCCGCTATCGTAACACCATTACTCATCTTCATCCTCCTCTTCCGGAAGGTCTACCATGAATCGCTCCCTATTAAAACTTTCATCATCTGTTTTGAGTTGGGAATATTCTTCATCGTAAACTGAACGTGAGCCCGTCTTAATGTAATCATCAAGTGAAGTTTGATCTTTATGGGTTAGTACATGCTGCTCATTCTCGGAACCATCAGAAGGGAGCACAATGTTAATCTGAGGGGTGTTGTCATTTCCTTTGAGCCTGTCCATCTCTTGAGGATTGAAGGGCTTCATTTGCTGGTGGGAATATTTGAGGTATATTTCAAGGCTTTTCAGTTGAAGGGTTGGCTTAATATCTTCTGTAAGACCTAAACGATCTTTATCACCCATCGCGTACAATGCAAGCCTTTGCAATGGATCGAAATTGAGCTTCTTAGCCGTCTGTTGAGCGTTGGCAAGTTTGCGCTTCCTAGCCTCCTTAGCAGCTAGCACGTTCTTCTTGGAATACTCTTTGTCCTGTAGCCCCGGATTACCATTACAACGTCCTGTGAGGCGTGACAGGCACGTTACAAGCTTGAATTTGTGTGTCCAGTACGCTTGGTAGGCTCTGTTGATCTTTCCCGTGTCTACGTCCCTTGTACCATCTGGTCGTTTCTCAACAGCGAGGTAGGCATGTACTTTTGGATCATAATGTCTGAATAGATTGAATCGTTCGTACTGCCTTCCTTTCTTCATTTTATACTTTTCAGCGATTTGTGTAATCGTATCCTCAATCGTGTGTTTGATTGGGATGACGCTTGTATCCACAATGAGAGGGTCTTCGGGGTCGTCTGTCCAGTAATGCCCTGTAACGCTGCTTACCGCAAGCATCTTTGATTTACCGTCCGAAGGATCTTTCCAATGAACCCAATAAGGGTCTCTGTCGTCTTCTGTCATATTGCACCTATTTAAGTAATACCGGAAGAGTGTGGAGATCACTCAGGAGGGGGCTTCAGAGGCTGCCGGTATTTATCGGGATGGGTTTTGTTGTTGTGATGAAGAGTGCCCTTGGAGAAGATTTGGTCTGCCCTGTAGGATTTGAACCTACAACCAACGGTGTAGAAAACCGATGCGCTATCCAGTTGCGCCAAGGGCAGTTTGAAGTTTCTCAAAGGACACTCATTATTATTTCTAACGGGCGTTTGGCATGAACACCACAACATCTTCGTCTGAAACGTTGCACAGGCAATTATTCTTCACATTCATCGCGTAAATGTCTCTTCCATCTTCGAGTTCAAAGAACGATCCTAAAGATGTGTGTTCCGCATTCTCAATAATCTCTTCAAACTCTTCTTTGACTTGTTCAACACCTTCTTTAAGTGTTTCATCGTCAGAAAAGAAATACCACAACGAAAGTCTGCTCTCTTCAGAATCTTCTTCCGAGGAATCTTTCAGAACTTTGATAGCTTCTTGGCACCACTCAACACTTTCTTCCAAATCACTTAACAACTGTTCTTCAAACATATTTAATCTCCTTTACATAACCTGCATAATCCAGATAGTTCCAAATGTAATAAACTGAACGACTTCTGGGAGGATGTTCATAATTCTTCTGACTTCTTGTATTCTTTTGTGTACTTTCTGATAGATTTTGAAGTGTCCTTCACCTCTTTAAATTTGTCATCAATCTCTTTGATTGTTACGCCGCGATCAATACAATAATCGCCAATTAGATCATGTAAATCCTGCATAATATCCTCAAGAGTGTTTACCAATAAGTCTGCACCCTCTCGGGTTTCCTTAATTTCCCCTTCCATCACATACCCTCCTTTAGAATGCCGCTTCCGGTGTATTTATTATCTTCACCATAGAACTTCTTGTGTGCATTAACAATGCCCGACATCTTCTCTTCCTTGTCAATTAGTGGCTCATTGTTCTTGGATAAGAAGTTGTTTACGACATTCACGTATTCTTTGCACATTGAAAGCTTCTTCTCCAGATTTCCAAAGTATTGGTTTTCTTCTTCCATCGTATTCTCCTTTCCTTTGTCCGCCTTATGATAATATTATACATCCACCCATTAACTATGTCAACTATGGATGTTCATACTCGTCATACCATGCCATCAACCATTGTCATCGTAATGCTCTCCCCGTGTGACGGCGGAAGCCTCTTCCTCCGATGATCCCAAGGGGTTGCGCCACATCTCATGTTCCATGAAATATTTATCCGCTGCGATATTGTTGGAAGACGCTGCGCTCTTGATACTCTTGTCACAGGTTCCACACAACCCATATTCCATTTGGAATTGGTCTAGGACTGCGTTGCAAGCCTCGCACCGTGTACACATGACTTTGGTCTTACGACGCTTGATGGCCTGTGTTGATTTCTCCCCTTCGTAGAATTGCTCCATCCAATTCTTTTTCACCTTGTCTGTCATTGTAATCCCCTTTAAGTTATTCCTAAATTTTACATTTTTAATATCCCTTTTAAAGATATTTAGATAATCAATACAACGAAGAGATGAACTTAGAACCCCTGAAACCCTTTAGAAGTATTTAATATGTGTTAGAGTTTAGCATGCCGAGGATACCAAAGTCAAGCAGTATTCCAAATGAATCCAAAATACCTTTAAAATGGCACGTTAAGATCACACAAAAGGATAATACACCTGAGATGGTGCCATTGAATGGCTTTTAAGAGCCCTACAAGAGCCGTGAGAGGGCTTACTCTCAATAAGATGCCCTACCATAGCACCTACCATTAGAACGTCTCTTAGAGAGCCTTGTAGGGATTCCTAGAACTTATTGTTTTACACATCGAACATCACACATCCCAAGCCGTATGGTATTTGTAAGTCTTTTTCAGGGATGGTAAGCGTTTTTCACGGTTTCAACGACCCCTTAATAAAGCCTTATTAATATTGGTAAGGTCTTACTAAGAACTATTATAATTAGAATAGAACTAAGATATAACTTAGAATATCTTTTAAAGGTATTTAGAAGTCTCTAGAAGTACTTATTAAGGTCTTTAGAAGTAGGTCTTAGGGTAGCACGACGAATCAAACAAGTCAAGCACCCCTCGATACGTCTTAATATGTCTCAGGGCTGTTCGGTGTTCCTCACATCATCTTTGGCTTGATAAGAATTTAAAGGCTCTTAGATAATGCGTCCGCCTAAAATGGGAGGTTTTGAGGATATATAGATAATGCGTCCGCCTAAAATGGGAGGTTTTGAGGGATACACACAACAAGGAGATCTTGGGATATGGGATATGTCTCAGGGCTGTTCGGTGTTCCTCACATCATCTTTGGCTTGAAAGCATTCCAAAGCCGTAATACATCGAACATGCCCTTGAATGTCGTGCCAGAGAACAGGGATACCTGTGATCCGTATCAAGATACCCTCTAGGAGCTCTTACAAGGCTCGTAGAGGCTCTTTACAGTCGTAAGGAGGGCACCCCTTGCGGGTCATCCTCCAGAAGACCTTACACGGCCTTGTAGGGACTCGTAGGAATTACGATCCCATTGAAGATATTCTAAGATACCTGTTGACGTGCCCGCCGAATGGCTGTATACTGATTGGAGACTTAATAAGGGAGTGAAACAAATGAGTAAATACGAACAGACATCGAAAGCTATTGAGCAGGTTAATAACGCTTTCTTGGATGTACATAAAAAGGACATGCTAAGCTTGTATCATCTCGCTCTTATGGGAGATATTACATTGGATGATTTGGAAGACATTGCCAACAAAAGAGGGTATTCTGTAGCGGATGAGTACCGTACCCTCTTCGAGGATTTGATTGATGAGGACGAAGATGATTAAATATCGAGTTTCGTGTTTACAAACACGGGAAGGCGAGGTTTTCTACATCAAGAAAAGATTCTTGTTATTCTTTTGGGATGTTTATATACATCAGGAATGCGATGATGACGGTTTTTACAAAGACATTTTCATAACGTACAAAAGCGTTGAAGAGGCAATTGACAGTTGCAAGATTTTGAATAAATACAAATAAGGGGAATAGTGGCAATGTCTGATAATCGTGTGTATGGTGAACTTGAGACTTCAGAAGATTTCTCTAAGCGTCTTAAACATCTAATGGATATGCAGGACGATGGATTTCCAATGACTTATTACCGTGACAAATTTAACAGGGTGCGCATCAAGCATGGGCAGACTTGGTGGGTTATGGGGAATCTTGCTAAACACATCCCAAGCCTTCGTGTAGAGGGCCTCGATAAATGAAGCGGGTATATGTGTACGGACTGGGAGAAGATGGCACACGGGAGTTCCTAAGCACCTTCCTAGACGAATATGGAGCTAGGAAGTTTATAGACGAATTTAGAGGGGCTTTCAAAGGACGGTTCGAGAATTATATCTTTGGCCAGATGGCTGATGGTTTTGAAGACTGGGAGGTTTTTAAATGAATAGGTTTGAGAATCTGATACATGACGGTAATACCAAGGAAGCCGTTGAGAGTGCTATTAGAGATGGATCAGGAGGTTTAGCAACATTGTATTTTCCCAACTTAACTCAGAGGGACTTGGAAGATATGCACGACATTATAGAAGCTAGTTTGTCGAAAGCCCTTGACACAACTGTTCTGGTGGATAAATAATGCTTATTGATTACGATCTGGTTGTATATGAGAAGCGACAAGGGTTTACATTTGCCTTCTATGAAGGGAGCAGGGCGTGCATAAAAGGGGACGATAAAGAAGGAGTTCTAGACTTGTTGAAAAGTATTGTGGCTATTCGAGATCACCGAAAAAGCTTAATAAAGGGGTGATTATATGAAACCAATGCTTGCAGTAAAAGCCGATATTGACAAACTGAAATTTCCCGTGTACATACAGAAGAAACTTGATGGCATCCGTTGTATCGTAAAAGACGGCGTTGTTCTTAGCAGGACGCTCAAGCCGATCCGTAACGAATATGTACAATCACTATTCAGCCATCTTGAGGGTGCCGATGGAGAGCTTGTTGTCGGGTCTGCTACGGATGAGAAGGTCTTTCAAACAACGTCATCGGGGGTGATGTCGAAGGGTGGAAAGCCCGATGTAAATTTCTACATCTTTGACAGATGGGATTTAGGCCACATGCCTTATGAAGAACGAAAGGTGCACCTACACGGGAGCGGGGAGCGTGTCCGAGGGGTTCCTGCAAACGTTATACACAGCCTCAACGAGCTTGATGAAGCCAATTCAACATTCATCGCCGATGGTTACGAGGGTAGCATTCTAAGATCGCCTCACGGGCTTTACAAGTTCGGGAGATCTACGGTTAACGAAGGGTTCCTCCTCAAGATGAAGATTTTTGAGGATGCCGAATTCAAGATTGTGGGATTCGTTGAAATGATGCATAATGAAAACGAAGCTACGAAGGACGTCCTCGGGAATACCGAAAGGTCTTCTCACAAGGCTGGGAAGGTTAAGAGCGGCATCTTAGGAAGCCTTGTCGTGGAATATGGAGACGACACGTTTGAGGTTGGCACGGGATTCTCACATGCTCAGCGCAAAGAAATATTTGAGAATCAACTTGACTATATTGGAAAGGATGCTAAGATTCAGTATCAGAAAGAGGGGATGATGGATTTTCCGAGATTCCCCAGCTTCAAAGGAATTCGGGATGTTGAAGATTTTGAAAATGGATATGAGAAGGGGGTTATATGAAAAAATCAGTATGGAAATATACACTGGACGTAAAAAGAAATCTTTATATGCCAGATGGATCAGAAATTATCGCCGTTCAAGGGCAACGCGGGGATGTATATTTATGGGCGCTTGTTGATCCGTATGCTGATATGGTTCCTCGGAGGTTTGCAATACATGAGACAGACAGTCCGTTTGATTCTTCTAGTGAATACATTGGAACGGCCTTTCTCCACAATGGATATCTTGTTCTGCACGTATTTGAAGAAAGGGCTTGACGTTTGATCTGATAGGATTTATAATCATTGAACGTTATGAAGGAAGGCGGCCTCACAATTCGAACAGGAAGGGAATTAAATGAAAACTAAAATGATCTTAATCGCAACGGCATTTGCACTTTCATCGTGCGCACCGGCTTCAGCCTCCGAGAAGGAATCTTCACAAAATGAAGACCCTCGAATGGGATCAATAGAGACCCTTCACGAGACTTGCAAGAGCTGGTCAGAGGTTGGAAAGGAGATTATGTTTGATCGACAAACTCTAGGACTCTCTCAATCCATGTACACAGGGATGTTCATTGAGGGGTATAATGGCGATGACATTGGGTATGAGATCACCGTGAGCATTATAGAGGCGGCTTGGAACGTGCCACTTCTAGGTCGTGCAGTTTCGGTTTCAGAAGAATTTGGGAATATCGCTTATGCAGAATGCATGAAATCCCGTCACGATGGTTAATGGGCGGGTTATGTCCCTGCGTGATGATCAATGGCGTCGGCATGGAGGCTTTCGTGGGGGCACAGAGGGGGCTCCCTTGAATTGCACTTTTTAACTTTTCTCTATCAAATGCTCTCATCACAACCTCCTATTAGATTCATTCACCTATAACAAATTTCATATCGAAAGCTGGATATATACCTCGATATGCTGTATGTTAACACAGTACAAGTAACCAACTTGGGAGCGTCATATGAATGATGTCCATAATAAACAGCTGTCATTTAGTGTAGAGGGCTTGGCGGACATCCTGTCACAGTCAAAAGCCACGATTGAAGCGAGAATTAAACGTGGAGACTTAACGCCTTGCCAAAAAACAGGTTTGATACCACTAGACCAAGTTGAGCATTACCAAGAAGTCCAGAGCATAGTAGATTCAAAATGGGATGAGGAACTTAAAACCACACCCCAGCGCGACTATAAACTGGCTGAATTATTCGCCGGCGGTGGTGGCTTAGCCTTAGGCATGGAAAAAGCTGGCTTTAAAAGCGTATTTCTCAATGAATTAGACAAACACGCATGCAGCACACTCCGTCATAATAGAAAAGAATGGAATATTATTGAAGGGGATATAAAGAACATTAATTTCTCCGAAATAAAAGATAATATAGACTTACTTACAGGCGGATTTCCTTGCCAAGCTTTTTCTTATGCGGGGAAAAACCTAGGCTTTGAGGACACACGCGGTACTTTGTTTTTTGAAATGGCTCGAGCCATAAAAGAACTTCAGCCTAAAGTATTCTTAGCCGAAAATGTACGTGCTCTCTTAACCCACGACAACGGCAATACCATTTCAGTTATAAAAAAAGTTATTGACGAACTAGGATATGAAATAATTTCTCCAAAAATATTGAAATCTATTTTTTATAAGGTTCCTCAAAAACGTGAACGCTTAATCCTTGTAGCAATTAGAAAGGATTTATGCAAAGGCATAACATTTAACTGGCCATCACCTTTCAATAAAATAATGACTTTAAGAGATGCCTTTTATACTGGTGAGCTGTATAATAGTGACATACCTGACTCTCAAGGGCAAAGCTACCCAGAACACAAGAAAAATATTTTGAATCATGTGCCTCCAGGAGGATATTGGCGTGACTTGCCAAACAATCTACAACGTGACTATATGCAAGGGAGTTATTTCCTAGGCGGAGGTAAAACAGGAATGGCTCGGCGACTCTCTTTAGATGAACCATCTCTTACATTAACCACATCGCCAGCACAAAAGCAGACAGAACGCTGCCACCCATTAGAAACGCGACCACTCAAAACTAGAGAGTACGCACGTATTCAAACATTTCCCGACGACTGGGAGTTCAAAGGCCCTCTTAGTGCTATATATAAACAAATTGGCAATGCAGTGCCGGTTAACATGGCAGCTGCACTAGGACGCTCCTTGGTACAGCTTTTGAATGATATAGAAAAAACTTGCTGATCGTGGCAATACCTAACTCTGCGCCACCAAATAGCAGACAGACGAAACCATTGTAAGGGGTGGATCGAAGGCTGGTGGATGACGGCTGGCGCGCTGGGTGAAATAATGAAGGAAGGGGGGGTTATGAAAATATGG